GAAAATAGGGCGTTAGGAGAATTAGATCATCCAGAGAGTGAAATAATAAATCTTAAAAATGTATCTCATAATATATTAGAGCTTTGGTGGAAAGGAAAAGATTTATATGGAAAAGTAGAGATACTTCCAACACCATCAGGTAATATACTAGCGCAGTTATTCTTAAATAAAATAACCGTAGGTATATCGTCAAGAGCTATGGGATCAGTTACGCCTATCGGTGAAGGACTAGTAAAAGTAGAAGACGATCTAAATATCATATGTTGGGATTTCGTATCTCAGCCTAGTACTTATGGAGCTTATATGAGACCTCACGTATCAGGAATAAATGAATCTTATCAGTATACTACACAAAATCCTAACAAATACTCTAAAGCGAATTTAATAATGAGAGATCTGATATGCGAAATGTCTGGTGTTTGTTGTTTAAATTAAAAATAAAAAATAAAGTATAGCCTCCTTTTCAGGAGGTTTTTTTATGTTTTTTTGAATTTTACCAAAAACTTACATATTTATTGGTAAATGCGCGAATCCCACTATTGCGCTAAATAAAAAATCCTCATATTGCTTTTCATAATCTACTAATAAGCAATTAAAAATCAAACAAAAAATGGAACAAAACAAATTGTACAAAGAAGCGATTCTTGACGCAAAAGCAGTTCGTGCTAGTGCAATCGCAACAGCAAAAGCCACTTTACAAGAGGCTATCGAACCAAAAATTCAAGAAATGATGCGTTTAAAACTTTCCGAAGAATTCGAAGAAGGTATCGAAGAAGAAATTGAAGAAGGTACTTACGAAGAAGGATACGAAGAGGAAGGAATGCAACACACTGAAGAAGGTGTTGAAGAAGTAACTGATGCTACTTTAGACGAAATTCTAGCTGAACTTGACGCTTTAGAGGAAGAAGAAGACGAAAGTCTTAATGAAGCCGAAGAAGAAGAATCTGAAGAAGAAGATGAAGAATCTGAAGATGAAGAAGGCGAAGAAGAAGTTGAAGGAGCAGAAGTTGAAGATGACACTAAAGTTATTGACATCACTCTTGGAGATCTAAAACAAGTTCTACAATCTGTAATGGGTGGAGAACAAGCACCAGATCTTAGCGCATTAGGTGGTGAAGAAAGTTTAGAAGGATCAGAAGAAGAAATGGGCGATGAAGAATCTCCTGTATCTTTAGATGAAATTCTTGCTGAACTTGAAGAAGAAGGCTACGGTAAAGTTGAGGAAGAAGAAGAAATTGAAGAAGGCAAAAAAGAAGAAGATGAAGAAAAGAAGAAAATGGAAGAAGAGCTAAATTTAGCTAGAAAAACCATTAACACTTTAAGAGAAAGCATCAATGAAATTAATCTTCTTAATGCTAAGCTTCTTTATATGAATAAAATCTTCAAAGCTAAATCTTTAACTGAGTCTGAAAAAATTAAGGTAATTAAAGCTTTTGACAGAAATGCATCTGTAACTGAAGTTAAAAACACGTACGAAACCCTTAAGGAATCTTTTAGCTCTAAAAAATCACAACTAAAAGAATCTATTGGATTTGCGTCAAAATCACTTGGAGTTGCGCCTAAAAATAACATTATCGAATCTGATAGTTTTGTTAATAGATGGCAAGTTCTAGCTGGTATTAAATAAAAAAAATAAAAAAACAAAAACAAAAACAATTAACAATGGCAAACTTAGTACAATCGCTTTTAAGCGAATCTGCTCAAACTGCCTTCGCTAGTCAAGACGGTGTATCAGCCAGACTAACGAAAAAGTGGGCAAAATCTGGACTTCTAGAAGGTCTTCATGATTATGATCAAAAAAGCATGGCAGTATTGCTTGAGAACCAAGCTAAACAATTAGTAGTAGAAACTACAAACACAAACCAAGGGGGTTCTACTTGGAGTGGTAATGGAACAGGTGAACAATGGGCTGGCGTTGCTCTTCCATTAGTTCGTAAGATTATGGGTCAGATCGCATCTAAAGAATTCGTTTCTGTACAACCTATGAATCTTCCTGCTGGTCTAGTATTCTATCTTGATTTCCAATACGGAAGTGAGAAAACTCCATTCACTACAGGTAGTTCTATTTATGGTACTCCTTCTGCTAACTTCGGTAACTTAGCTGCTGGTGGTCTTTATGGCGCTGGTAAATTCGGTTATTCACTTAACCAATTTAGCGCGTCTGGAACTGCAACTATCACTTCTGCTTCTTATGCAGATATCGATTTTAACGCAGATCTTTCAGCTTCTTACGTTGCTGGTCAAGTTAAAAAGGTAGCTATAGCTTACAGTAATTTACTAACTCCTGATTTAGATGCTGTACGTTCTTTCATTCCTACTTCTGGTTCAAATTTCACAACAACTGGAACTAAAGTTTTACAAAACTTTACAAAAGTAAACGGAGCTAATATCGAGTTCTTCGTAACTGCATCTACAGCTGAAACTGCTGGTACTGCTTGGACAGTGTTCTACAGTAAGGAAACAGACTTCAACTCACGTGGTGATTTCGAAGATAGAACTGGTCTTCCTTCAGTGCCTAACGCTGCATCTGCAACTTCAATCGTTATCCCTGAGATCAACGTTCAAATGAAGAGCCAAACCATCTCTGCTAAGACTCGTAAGTTAAAAGCACAATGGACTCCTGAATTTGCACAAGATCTTAATGCTTATCAATCTCTTGATGCTGAAGCTGAATTAACAGGTATCCTTTCTGAGCACATCTCTCTTGAGATCGATCTTGAAGTAATGGATATGTTAATCAGTAATGCACCTACTGTTGAGTATTGGTCAGCTAAGGTTGGTAACCAAATTAATGCAGCTGCAACTGATTTCACTTCAAATACTGCAGGTGTATATTACACTCAAATGACTTGGTTCCAAACTCTTGGTATCAAACTACAAAAAGTATCTAACATCATCCACCAACGTACTTTACGTGGCGGTGCTAACTTCATGGTAGTATCTCCAACTGTTGCAACTATCCTTGAATCAATCCCTGGATTTGCTGCTGATACAGACGGAGCTGCTGATACAATGAAGTATGCTTATGGTGTACAAAAAATCGGTGCTTTAAATAGCCGTTACAAAGTATACAAAAACCCATACATGACTGAAAACGTAATCCTATTAGGTTTCCGTGGTAATCAGTTCCTTGAGTGTGGTGCTGTTTACTCTCCGTATGTTCCATTGATCATGACTCCTCTTGTGTACGATCCTAATACCTTCACTCCAAGAAAAGGTATCATGACTCGTTACGCGATGACAATGATCAGGCCGGAGTTTTATGGTTTAGTTGTAGTAGCAGATACAAATGTTATCTAATATTAACACCATATACTAAAACGAAAAGACCCATTAATTTGGGTCTTTTTTTTATAGTATCCATAAAATTCACATATTTATAATAAAGAATTCTATGGAATATTGCGTATATCTTTTTACATTCCCAAATGGAAAATACTATGTAGGAAGAACTAACGACTATGAGCAAAGGTTGGCTACACATAAACACAAAGCTAATAAAAAAACTAAACACGAATTGTATTGGGCTATAAAAAAATATGGTTGGGATAATATAAAAAAAGAAGTCTTAGAAAAAGCTAATACGCTAGACGAAATAGTAGCAATGGAGTATGAATATATAGTTAAATACAATAGCATAAGAAATGGATACAATATGAAAGAAAATACGAATGTGGGTGGTAATAATTGGATAGGTAAAAAAGATTCTCGAGAATTTTTAGAATTTAAACAATATATGAGCGAAATAATGTGCGGAGAAAATAATGGTATGTATGGCAAATCCCATTCAGATAAGACTATTAAATTACAGAAAGAAAAAGCTAAAGGTCGGTTTTCTCTTCCTTGGTTTATAGAAAAATATGGAGAACATGAAGGTAAAATTAAATATGAAAATAGAAGAGAGTTTTTAAAAAATAGACAACTAAAAAGATCAAATGATGGAAAATTCTCTACTTTAAAATAATAAACCGTTTAAATAAAATTGGCCAGCCCGTAAGCTGGCCTTTTTTATGCCTAGACTCACCCAAGCTTCTAGATTAATGTATTATTTCTTCTTAAGTATAACATATAGGTAAAAAAATAGACTGGTAATAAGCTTCTGGTGTGATTTGGGAGAGCTAAACTATTTTTAGTTTATTTGCAGTCATTGCATATTTATATCAAACACAGTTGCACAATGGAAAATCAAGCTAGTCAACAAAAAAGAAAGCCTAAAAATCCAATAAGATTTCAAGTTACATTAAACGAAGAACAAAAATCAGCTAAAGCGATTATTTTAAATAGTAAAATAACTGTTATAAAAGGTGGAGCAGGTTCTGGTAAATCGATGGTTGCGGCACAGGTTGCATTAGATCTTTTATTTACTAGACAAGTAGAAAGAATAATTCTAACAAGACCAGCAGTTACTTCAGGAGAAGAACTAGGTTTTATGCCTGGAGATAAAGATGCTAAACTTGCACCATATACTGCCGCTATCTATGATAATATGTATAGGTTATATAACAAAGAAAAGATAGATAAAGAAATATCTGAAGGTAATATAGAGGTAATACCCGTGGCTTTTATGAGAGGTAGAAATTTATCTAAATGTTGTGTAGTTGTTGATGAGGGACAAAATATAACTCATAGACAAATGGAACTAATATTAGGTAGATTGTGTGAAGGAAGTAAAATGATTATTTGTGGAGATACAGCACAAGTTGATTTAAAAGATAGAAAACAGTCTGGTTTTTCTTTTATATGCAATAACCTAACACTAGTACCTGGATTTTCTGTAGTTACATTAAAAACAAACCATAGAGATCCAATAGTTGAAGAGATTTTAAAAATATATAACGATCATAGAGATTAAAAAAATAAATAATGAGTAACCCTAACATATATGACGGAACTCCTATACCAATATCTGGTAGTACTCCGTTTGGATTTTATGATAACGATGCAAGATTTCAGGCAGACGGCCCGAAAGTTGCTAATTTTGTTGCGAGAAAATTAGGGTATGGCGTAATGGACGTTGAATTAGATGATCTAAATATTTACGCATGTTTTGAAGAAGCTGTATCAGTTTATGCAGAAGAAGTGTATCAACACAAAATAAAAGATAACTATCTAAGTTTAGAGGGATCACCTACTAATACGCAACTTAATAATATAGTTGTTACTCCATCTTTAAGTAATGTTATTGCTATAGCAGATGATTATGGAGAAGCAGCAGGCGTTGGAGGTAATATAGAATGGTATACAGGATCTCTTTACATGACTAAAAATAAACAAGTTTATGATTTACAAGAGTGGGCGATTGCTTCAGCTAGTATGAGCGCAACAGATAGAATACAAATAAAGAGAGTATTCTACGAAGCAAATCCTGCGATTAATCAATACTATGATCCATATATAGGTGGATCTATAAACTATCAAGGCGCTACTGAAAATTTTGGATGGGCGAGTTATTCTCCTGGTTTGAACTTTGTATTATTTCCGATTTATTGGGACATACAAAGAATACAAGAGATCGAGATGTCAAATCATGTTAGAAGATCTGCTTTTTCTTTTGAATTAGTGAATAACAAATTAAGAATATTCCCAATACCTGAGGTTGATGGAATGATGCTTTATTTCCAATATAGTAAAAGAAGTGAATCATCTAATATCGCCTCAAGTAGTTATTATGGAACTAATTCAGGCTTAGTAACGAATCCTTCAAATGTGCCTTATGGTACTATTACTTATAATGAAATAAATTATCCAGGAAAACAATGGATTTATGAATACACTTTAGCATTAGCTTCAGAATTATTAGGACTAATTAGAGGTAAGTATAATAATATTCCAATACCTGGAGCTGATGTTACTTTAAATGCAAATGATTTAGTAAGTAAAGGTAAAGATGCGCAAACTTCTTTAAGAGAAAAACTTAGAACTGATTTAGAAGACATGAGTAGAAGATCTCAATTAGAAAGAAAGCAATCTGAGAACCAATCTTTAAATGATACCTTAAATCAAATACCAATACCAATATTTATAATATAATGGCACTTTTTGGATCAAGACGCGATATAGGCACTTTTACTGGCATATCAAGAGAATTATTAGAAAATATAATATCTCAAAATTGCGGGTATTATAAAGTGATGTTAAATGATACAAAAATAAATGTATATGGTGAAGGTCAAACTAAATATTATGTAGGACCAGTATTAATAAACTGCCTTATAGAAAGAGGGGATTTTACGTTTAAAAAAGAAGAATTTGGAGTTGATGTAGATAGAGATGTTACTTTTAGATTTTTAAAATATCATTTAGTACAAGCAAATATAGTCCCTGAAGTAGGAGATGTTATAATGTACAATGAATCATATTATCAAGTAGATAATACAAATGAAAACCAATTAATAGTTGGTAAAGATAACGAATATTCTTATGAGAGTGGATTACAAAATTTTGGTGATTCATACTCTATAATACTATCAACTCACTTAACAAGTCCTGATGTATTAGGTATAAAAGAAAATAGATTATAATGAATCAAGGAACCAGAGCAAGATCACGCAGAGAATTTATGACTTCTTTATCGGAGCCATATGTTAGTGGATATACTGACCCCACTAAAGTATTTTCTGAACCAAAAAAATCTGGACAACCTGAAATAAATAGAGCATATCAAATATCTTCAGACGACCAATTAGATAAAGATTTTTCTATTGGAATAAAAGACATAGATGAAGCTGTTATGCATTATTTTAATAATGTGTTAAAGCTATATGTTATACAAAATAATACAAAAGTTAATATTCCTATAATGTATGGAAATGCTGAGAGTTGGAAAAACTTTCAAGCAGACGGATACTATAGAGATAAGGAAGGGAAGCTAATGGCTCCACTTTTGATTTTTAAAAGAAATAGCGTTACTCAAAATAGAGATTTAGGGTTTAAATTAGATGGTAACCTAGCTCACAATTTACAACTATTTCAAAAAAAGTATTCAAACAGAAATTTCTATAGTAATTTTTCAGTGCTTTCTAATAGAAGTCCAGAAACAGAATACATAGCAGTTGTGACCCCTGACTATGTGACTATAGAATATGAATGTGTAGTATGGACACATTTTGTAGAACAAATGGATAAAGTAATAGAAGCTTTAAACTTTTCATCCAGAGCTTATTGGGGAGATCCAAATAGATTTCAATTTTATAGCTCTATTGAAACTTTTACTGATACAACTACTTATGCGCAAGGTGAAGATAGATTAATAAAAACAAATTTTAATATAACCTTAAATGGTTATCTAATACCTGATACAATAAATAAAAAATTAGCAAACGCTAATAAATATTATGGCGTATCAAAAGTTGTTTTTGGATTAGAAGCAACAAATTCACCAATAGAAAATCTAGATGTTGCTAAAAGAAGCTCATCTAAGAAACTATCGAATATTATTGCTGCAGATTCTACAAATACTGTAATACAAATAACACAAAATCAAGGCGTGGATCCTACAACAGTAACATACTTAAATACAAATACGCAAAAAGAAGGCGCATTTATAAATGAAACAACAATAGAGTTTCCAGCTATTTGGCTTACTGCACCAACAGGTCTTCCGGCAACTTCTGTTGATAACTTTACGTTTTTCTGTAATGGTCAATTCATAGAAAAGACAGCTATTGTAAGCTTCACACAATTTAGTGGAGTATCAACATTAGTGATAGATCCAGTTATATTACAATATACTTTTGAAGAAACTGATGAAATAGTAGGAATAGGAAAATGGGCATAATATGGCAAAACTAAAATTAAAACAAATATTATCCAATTTACATTATGATGCTAATAATGATCAGTTAATTCTTAGTGGATCTAAAACTCCTGCGGGTTTACAAAATTGGGAAGATGTTGATCAAAATTGGAATGAAGCATTAGGTACTTGGGAAGGTAGCAGAGCAAATATACCAGATTTTGTAATACATGGATCTACATATGTAACATCAAGTGTATATACAACTGGATCAATAACTATAGAAGGCGTAGATACATTTGGAGATAGCGGTAGTTTTGACACAATAGATTTAGGAGAATATTAAATAATTATATAAGATTATGTCATCATTAACTGGACAAAAAATTAAAGACACATACCAATCGTTGTTAAAAACAGACGATAATGGTTTAGTAACTAATGCTTTTAAAAATATTACGGATGGTAGTGGAAGCGCTAGCGGATTATATCTTAAAAATAATGGTGTTCTTTTAAGTGGATCTGTAGATATATCTGGAAGCTTAAATGCCATTAGTATAACTGGTTCATTACGAGGTACTTCTAGCTTTGCTATATCAGCTTCTTGGGCACCAAGTAGTCCAGCTATACCAGGCGGATCTGATACTCAAATTCAATTTAATAGTGGAAGTACTCTCTTTGGCAGTGAAGCGTTTAAATATATATATGAAAGTCAAAGCCTACAACATGGGTATACAACTGAAGCTATAGGAGCATATTCGCATACAGAAGGATCTAATACAGTTGCATCTGGCGATTATTCACATGCTGAAGGAACAGACACAGTAGCATCAGGCTCTTACTCACATGCTGAAGGTAATAGTACACAAGCAGTGGGAAGTTACTCACATGCTGAAGGTAATAGTACACAAGCAATGGGAAATTACTCACACGCTGAAGGTATTGTTACGCAAGCGATAGGCGGTTTTTCACATGCAGAAGGTTGGGGCGCACAAGCAATAGGAGGTTACTCACATGCAGAAGGCTATAGTACACAAACAATAGGAGACTATTCCCATGCTGAAGGAAACTCTACACAAGCAATAGGAGAGGGATCACATGCAGAAGGCAATATGACATATGCGTCAGGCGCTTATTCTCATGCTGAAGGTTATTTGACTACCGCGAGCGCTAACTGGTCACATGCAGAAGGTCGTCTTACAAGGGCTAGGAGTGAAGGTTCACATGCAGAAGGTACAGGGGCTGTAGCATCAGGCATTTATTCACATGCTGAAGGTTATTTAACGCTAGCTACAGGATCATATTCGCATGCAGAAGGACAATTAACACAAGCTATAGGCGTGGGTTCACATGCAGAAGGCTCTAGTACTATGGCCATAGGCGATAGTTCCCATGTAGAGGGCCTCAGCGCTTTGGCATTTGGAGATTATTCTCATGCAGAAGGAGCAGGAGCAGTAACCATAGGATTCGGTTCACATGCAGAAGGACAAGGAACTATCGCATCAGGTTCATACCAACACGTATCAGGCCAATATAACCAACACAACAACGACACATCATATTTCGTAGTAGGTATAGGATTAGATGATACTTCTAGAAAAGATGGCTTCACAGTAGATGTAGATTCAAACGGAAGTGGATCGATAATGATACCGTGCAATGATTCTCAAGGCGGAATAATATTTCCTTTAAATCCTAAGATTGGTTCTATGTTTATAGATCCAATAAACAACCTATTTTATGTATTCACCGGAAATGGAGCAACAGGTTGGACATATGCATCCCTCATCCCCGTAACTCCACCATAAGCGGTTTACTTTACGTATTTAACAGAAACGGTAAAATAAAGATAGGAATGTTTATTTGGATAGGAACTTGGCAGCAAATATAGAGAGAACACATTAATAGCATATTTATTACTAGCTACATAGCTATACATAATATTAGTACATACTAATCCATACCTGACATATGTCAAACCAGTATCTTAAGCTACGTCGTAGTGGCGTACCAGGCAAAATTCCCACAACAGAATCTATTGATTTTGGTGAGATAGCACTTAATACATATGATGGTTTGGCTTATATGAAAAAATCAGGTTCTAGTGGGATTGAAGTAGTACCAATTGGGCTTTCATCTGGTTCATTTTCAGGAAGTTTTAGGGGTACATTTACCGGCTCTCTACAAGGAACGGCTAGTTGGGCACAAAACTACAACGAAACAGACCCAGTCTTTACAGCAGTATCAGGTACATTTGCTACAACAGCATCCTTTAATGCTTTTACATCATCATACAACACC